CTATCACTTGAAGCGTCCAGTGTACTCAACATCTGGACGAGTAGGTGCTTTCGCATTGACTTTCTCCATCGAAAGATTAGGGAAGGTAATTGTCATCGCTCCTGGTTACATGATAACCAGGACCACCGGGTGCACAGTGTATAACCGTGTCCTGGTGTGGTCTGGGTACTTGGCAAGCCGCCAAGTATACCAAGGGAGTGCCCAAGGCTAGCAGGTATGCTATCCTTATCAGGGTCCCACTCCAGCGCATCAATAGATGCTCTGGAGGTCCGTGATGACAGCGTCGAGGTCCGACTGAGCGGCGGCGAGCGCGTTGGCCATGAGGCCAGCGAGCAGCTCTCGCTCAGCGGTAGTCGACGTCTTGGCGAACGTGAAGGTCGTATCGACCATTCCACTGCGCACCACTTTGGGGGTATCGACGCCGTTCACCGTTTCGGTGGCGACGATCGGGACCTCCAGCTTCAATCGAACCCGAAAGTTCGACGGAGTCTCGCGAAGCGAGACGCGGAGATGGCTTTCGCCAATCGGCACACCACTGGCAGAAGCCTTGGCGTACCGAAACACGTCATTCGCCTCCTCTTGACGAGGGTTGAAGACGTGGTTGGTCGAATCACGATCCGTGAGCGTGATAGCAGAGAACTGAGGCATAGCCTACGTCCTTTGGTTGAGAAGCGCTAACAATGTTAGCAGCTTGTTTCTGTCCAAACCCAGGCGAATCCTGGGAGTGGGTAGATCAATCACGAAAGAAGTCTCTCTCGTGAAAGCCTTTCCCCGAACTTTCGCGGTATATCGGTTTCCCGAGTACCATGGATGCGAAAAGTTTCCAGCCACGTCTATGTCTTGACGGGCTACCTTGAGTCGATATGCCCCGGCCAAAGTTAGGCCGAGGGTCGAATCAAGAAGGGAAAGAAACTGACCTGTACCGGTGAACCAATCGATCACGAAACTGTATGGGATGATATTCCACGCAGTGTTCAGAGGATTGGTGAGTCCGAGTTGTTGAATGCCTTGAAGCCAATTATCATCGACTTCGTACCAGGCCTTCATTTCAACCACGAACTCCAAGTCACCCGTCGCATCAGGAGTCCTCGTCCACGCAGGTACTTGCCTCACGGCAGTTGCCCTCGCGGTAATGTAGGAATCCTCGGCAGCCAGCGCATCAAGGATGTTCTGTCTGCCATTGGTAATGTCGTCAAGCAAGGGTTTCCACCCGAACTTGTACGCCAGCCAGTTATCCCCAATAGTATCGATGGTAGCGATACCACGATCTATTTGGAGATGGCGGGCTACGGCACGCCAATCGCGACGCCAGGCAGCATGGACGGCTTTTGCAAACCGTCCGACTTGTTCGACCATCGTCCCAATTTCGAGAAGACCTTCCCCGATAGTTTCGGAGAGGTCCATCTTTTGGGCTTTGATGTTTGCCAGAAGGTTATTCCGGCAAGCGTCGACCAAGTCGTCGGGAATGAGAGGGTTACCATGTTTATCGTAAGCCAGAAAGGCCTTCCACTCATCGAAATGAGCGAAGGACCCGACGTTCTTCCGATAGGTCCGCTTGTAGAAT